GCTTTGTGCGCATCTTATCTCCTCATAGAGAGCGAGGACCTTTGGAATCTGTGATTCCATAGTAAATCCCCATCTGTCCAGAGAGACGTTGTGATTCGTCAATTTCTCTAAAGCTTCTGGAAGCTCAGAGACATCTCGAATACCCACCCCTAAATCGTTTTGCTCTACAAAAGCTTGTGCTTCTGGAGCGTTAATAATTATAGCAGGAACACCAGCTGAAATATACTCAAATAACTTATTAGGCATAGAGTCCCTAAAATCTAGGATCTCTATGGGTGCCCCGACAATCCCTGCTTCATGGCCTGCGATGGATTGCATCATGTCTGGGTATATTTTGGGAGGATGCATATGGATCTTCTCGTTCTCATACTCGCAGAAGTCTTCTCCCCCATTGGCTGTATAAAAGTCAAATTCTCTGTCCGTGAGGTTTACCGCTAGTTGAGAGAAAGCTGCCCAGTTCCGATATTCGTAGTTATAGATGAATTCAACGTTTTTTCCCTTAACTCCTCCAGCGTAGACAAGACCTTCACTCTTCCCATCTATCTCCGGGAATAGAAACTGTGGGACCATGGAATAGGCGAGGATAGAGGGCTTGTTACTCTCTTCCCGGATTTTATCTAAATAGCCCTTACTCGGGACCACAAACCCGTCTGCGTTCTCTAGGGCGTATTTCTCCTCAATAAGCTCAAAAGCAGGAGGGTCTGACACTCTGCGTAAGGATGTCCAGTCATGGATGTCAAAGACTACCGGCTTATTGGTGTTCTCCTTAACCGTTCTAAAGATCCAGTTAGGTTCGTTATGAACATGGAATATGTCTACGTGAGGACTTAATATTCGTATCTCTTCCGCGAGCTGTGGGGATGTAGGAAAACTATCCTTGTCTGCCTCTATGTCCCATTTGTGGACTGAGGCGTATCCATTAGACGAATGAGCGGGAGCAATGAAGTTAGCTAGTACATGGCATGGATGGCCCATAAGCGTTTGACTCATGGCGATCTTGTGCATTCTGATGCACCCATGGAGGCTAATGTGGGCTATCCTCACAGTGTACCTAAAGCACCACGAATATCAGTTTGTGGCACCTTTCGTACATTTTTAAATTCTCCTGGGATAATGGGCTCCTGTAGCCTTTTCCCTGTGATTTTCTCATATAGCTTAACAACCTTGCCAATCTGTGTCTCGGCGGTCCAATTAAATCTCTGCTTCCACACCCTCGCTCGGAACTTCCTGTCTCTCATATAGGCCATAGCGTCTGGAATCTCTTTAACGTCTGTGACCGTGACACCCATCCCTGTCGCGGATAAAAAGTTAGATACGTCTGGAGCGTTCATGCAAATCATGGGAAGGCCCGCGGCCATATATTCAAACATCTTATTGGGTAGAGCCCCGTCAAACATGGGGTCTTTAACCGGAGAACCAACTAATCCAAACTCGTGGCGAGTTAGTTCTCTTAATAGGCTGGGGTATCCCACGGGACCTAAGATAATCGTTCCAGGGTAGCTCTCTGCGCCAACCCCCGGATTCCCCGTAAAGGCCCATACCTGTATGCCTAGGTCGTCAATCTTCTTGAATACTTCGGCCCAATTCCGGCAAGGGAACTCTGTGTTGTATTTCCCTAGTAAGCCCCCCTCATACACAATCCCTCCTCGGTATGGGGTCGCTCTTTCTTTGGGCATCCACTCCCTAGGAAGGCAGGACAACACTTCGCGGCAAGGCTTCATGGGGTCTCTTTGAATAATGTTTGATACATACTTCCGTGAAACCACGCTCACCGCATCACAACTCTTAAAGGCGTTGTCTTCCTCTTCGTCTGGAGATCCCTTCCTCATACTAACCATATCGTGTATATCATAAACAATAGGCTTTTTAGAAATCTCTCGGATTAACCTAACGGGAAAGTCTGGCTCGTTGTGAACGTGCCAAATGTCGATAAGTGGTTCAAATGTCTTGATAGCATTTTTAATTTGCCACCTAACAAACTGCCCGTCACTGTTTCGGCATAGCTTAACACACCCGTCGTATGTCCACCAAAAGTGGTTGTTGTTGTGGGTCGCTTCCGCGAATAGTATTGTTTTGAACCCTAGATCAGCTAAGGGGAGATGGATTTTGTGGGCTCTAATACAGGAGTGGAGGCTAACAGCTCCGATGGTTGGCTTAATAGACATTCTACGTTCTCCTTAAATGTATCTGGATGACACTGTTCCCGGTACCAAGCAGGCCAAGGGCCGTTGTCTACCTTGTGTGTCTCCTCATCATTTAACAGTTCATTTACTTTCTCTATCGTATCCGCAAATAGAAACCCTGGATACTGAAAATTCTCAATAATATGAAGCCCTCTTATCTTTGCCTCAATTCCACCGACGGGAAAACCATCGTGGGAGCACAATCGCAGAATGACCGAAAACTGTGAATATAGGTCTTGGGTGGACTCTGGCGACATCCTTCCCGCGTCTTCGCAGTTCTCAGGGAGCGAATCGTAGGATGCCCCATAAAAGATAAATCTGAGCCTGGGGTTTTCCCTCGCGATTTGCTTGCAGACTTTAAACATATATAAATCATTTTTTCCGGGAGTGGGAGCATATATACCTACTGCCTTTCCTTGGGGTCGATTCCCGTTGGGAACAAAGTTCCTTGCACACGGATATAGAACCTTAGACTCTACTCCCCATGAAGCTAACTCTCTTTGAATCCGTTCGTGAACAACCAGATGTAGATCGAGTTTGGGGATACTCGCTCGGTATTGAACATTAGACATAGCAGCAAATGAATCGCTCCCAATCCAATATCCTGCTACCTTTGCTCCTAACTTCCTAAACTCTGCTACTTTTGTAACAATATCTGGAGTTACGCCGATAAAAATAGCCCAAGCGCAGGGCGTGGGGTCTATAACAACCTCACACCCTAACGCCTGAGCAAATGTCTGAGAATGAATCTCAGAGGTAACAGGAACAACTACAATCTTATGTTCCAAGAGCTACCCATCTGAACGTGGCTGCTGCTCCAATCCCAAGGGTATGGTTTACAGCAGCTCCTTTATCAATGTACCCAATTAATGGGTAGAAGCTCCCCGGAGTTCCGGCGGCTTTGCATGGTTTTGGCATATACCCAGCATCTGCTGTTGCAGCGGCATAAGCATCAAGGACTTTTGACATCCAAACGCTTTCAACCTTTGCTAGTCCAGTGGAAATGATAGCAGCCGTAGCTGCGCCAGATCCAATGTATATACCGCTATCAAAGCCAAACTTCTTTTCACTTTTATCAATGGGAACAATATGTGTAATACCGTTCATATCACACCTCCCTTATGCGCCTTGAGAGCCAGTTACTCCGCGCCAATCGCTCCAACCGCTGCTGTAACGCATACGTGCTTTGAATTTGCAATCATCCGTATCAAAGTCGTTTCCTTTATAGAAACTGATCGGAATACGATCAAACAAGTTGATCTTATGCTCATCTGAAAGCAGGTACCAAGCATCTGAGTCGGTTAGGTAATGGTTCACCACAAACTGAAGACCTTTGGCCCCAATCGCGTTTACTTCATTATCTGCCGTTCCAGGCTTGAATTCACTCTTCAATAGTTCGTAGGCCGTGTATTGCAGGGCCGGAGGAACTACCAAAAGTTTAGCTCGCATAGCAATGTTGAGACCCCTCTCGTCTTGTGCGGTTTCCAATACGTCAATCGCATCTTGAAGAGAAGAAGCATCCAAGTCAGCCGCTGCGGCTAGCTCGTTGCTTTGAGTCCCGCCAATACTTAGAGGATGAACTGCGCTGATTAACTCAACACCGTCTGCTCCTACATATGCAGCGTTCTCTGCTCTGTTTAGGATGTTAGCTACATCTACCTCTTTACGCTGTTGGGCGGATCGAGCCAATGCACCTGTGAGGTCTTTCATAACCCCATAAAGGTCATCCTCATACATTTCCTGTGTGATCCTGATTCCACCAGCATACGTGGTATGCGTGTAGGTTGTTTTCCATCCCTGAGAAATGTCATCGTAGAGTACGCTGGCACCCTCGCCTTTACTTCCCATGATCCCTAAACCAACTACCAACAGGTCTTCTTCGAATTTCTTCTTCGAAGTCGCTGTCTTTGCGATCTTGTCATACTCTTTTGCCCAACGATCAAATTCGTTGAAAAAGACTTTCCGTAGACCGGGTTCAAGGAGTTCACCAAAACTTGATCTTAATACAGTCATAGTTTACCTCCGTTAAATTTGCTCTGCGTCGTTGATAAACATCCCACGACGAGGCTGAAAAAGGACTACCCCATTCAGGGTTCCATCTGCATCTACTACATCAACAATTTTAAACAACTCACTCCCGACAAGTGACGGTGCGTCGATTGTTCTATCTAAGAAGAACTGCGATCCATTTACGGACGCAGAGGCTCTATACCCTGCTAGAGAACCCGTTACGGTTGCCGTAGTTGTCGCGGTTGATGAAGTCAATGAACAACCAAAAATGGTGTCGTTGTTCGCAATCGCAACAGCTACCTTGGTGTTTCCTGCGGCATCTGTTGCTGGTAAATCTTCCATCAACAATCCTACTAGCTTGTACTGTTGCGTATCATAGCCAGTGGCTACCATATCACCAACCCACGCTTCTAGTACCTGAGATGAATTATAATATACGAACGCGCCTGCCTTTGGTGCCCCGGTAGATGTGTCTACGTTGCGAACAACCCCATGGGCAACCTGTGTATCGGTCCATTGCCGACCACCGGATCTACCGCCTCTCATATATCGAATCTCGGGGGAATTCCCCGAAATTGTTTGCGCTACAAATGCGCTACGCTTCGCAGCGTTTGCTTGTGCCATTATTATTTCCTATTCTTCGAGGTCATCATAGGCCTCGTGTAAATTTTTATTATGTTTACCAGACAAACGTTCTACATCTTCTTTGAGTTTCCCCTTGTAAGATTCAGTCATCTGTCTTGTTTTTAACTCTTTTCTCCTCGCGGATTCGTCGGCAAGTATCTTGGGGCGTTCCATAAATGTCATTCCTCTTGATTTAACACGGGTATCTGATGTGTTTTTTCCATCAGACGGTTTTACAAAAGAGAAGCCATCCATTTCTTTACGCTCTCCGATTCTGTTTTCTTTTACCCAACGGTAATCCTTTTTAGGATCGAGTTTAATTCCATGCATTTGGGGATTAAAGGGACTTCGTTCATTTGCCACGGGGACTCTCCAATTCTGATACATACTCGTCTTCAGTTAATCCTAGCTCTACCGCAACTTGTCGTTGGGCTGGAGATAGTTTGGTTTTAACTTTAGCTTTTTCACGAGGGGATGAACCCTCTGTGTACGCACGACCTTTTTGAGCTTCCGCTTTCATGTTCGAATTCTTATCCTCTATTTCCTTCTCTACATCTTCTAGGCGAGCCATCTTAAATAACTTTTGTACTCCCTCTTGCGTGTATGTAAGTTGAGGAAAGTCATTACCTAAGTTTCTGGCTTTATCCTCGTACTTTGACCACGAAGGGTTCTTGATGAGTACGTTGTTCAAAAATGTCTGCGCCTTCAGTTGATCTAACGATTGCGTTACGGGTGTTACCCTGTCTTCTACTTGAGAAGCTACGGCACCTTCGGGAGATTCCTCCCACCGTTCTGCAAACGTCTTATTGATCTTTGGAATGGTTTCGCGATGATAGCGATATAATTCAGCTTTCTCTTGTTGCTCACGCGTTAAGCGCGCCCCCAAGTCTTTCGCTCTCTCTTCTGCTTGTTCTTTTTCTCGCTCTACCGATTCCAATCTTTTCTTAACATCTTCTAGTGTGGGACCTTCTTCAATTACTTCTTCTGTTTCTAGTCCCTCTTCGGTCGGTAGAGTCTCTTCGGTCGTAACCTGAGTCTCTTCTGTCATGTTCGCTCCTTATACTTTGTGGCCCGAAAGCTTTTTAGCTCCGATTTGCTCACTCATTTGCTGTCCACCTTTGTATCCACGATTCGAAATCTCTTGATTCCCTACCGCTTTCTTACCCGGCTTCATAGCTCCAGATGATTTTTTCATTTTTCACTCCTAATCATTTCATGTGGGATCTTAAGAACGTATTCGTAAATTCTGACACGTTCCTGTTGTCGAGCAACGTCTTCTAGCTGTTGAGCCCCACATAAACAACCAATAGCCTTCTCACGCTGCTTTTTTATATGATCGGAAAACAATTCCCAACCATAATCTTCTACCATTTCTTGTAGTGCTACTTTCTTCTCTCTCATCGCTCAGGACTCCCGGGGGGAGGCATCATGGGCATTTCGTTGGCCATGGGTGGACCTGATTGTTGAGGAGGTGCCTGGGGTCCTCCGGCCTCGGGTGACCCACCTTGTCCAGGGGGTTGCATCGGAGGGGGAGCAGGTTGCTGGAGGGCCTGGATGATGGGCTCAATCCCATCTAAATCAGACTCCTTAAGTGCTAAGATAAACATCTGCAAAGCAGCCATAGGGTTAGCCATCTGGTTCTGCATAAGTCCCATATACATTTGCATGATCTTCTGATGTCTATTTTCTTTCAGTAACATTCCTGGCGAGCCTGGGGCTGTCAAGTCTACTTGCTCAAATGGCGGAAGTTGCTTGCGGTCAATCATTACATAACCGCCTTCTCCGGGCACTTGAACTGAAATGGGTTTCGTTAGGAACTGTTTCCATCGCTCAAACATCATGTAGCCCAATCGCTGCATACATTGAGAAATGTTCCTAATCTTAATATCAAATCTGTGGTTCGCGGCTGTCTGTAGCAGTTGAACCGTTGTCGCGGCTTCTCGTCGCTCGGGAGCGTTGCCTACGGCATAATCCAGAAGTCCCGAGATCTCCTGTGCATCCTTGTTGAGAGCCTCATCCTCTTTGTAGGAAGCTCCATTAATGTCTCCCTGCTGGATGTACTGCAATACATTGCTGACCGGGTTTCCTTGGGTTCTAACCCCAACTCCTCCACCGGGGCGGGCTAGTTCCATGGACTCTGTGTCTACTTCCGCATCTTTGTCAAATAAGAACATTTTGTTAATAATCAAACTGTTATTATCAGTTCTCTGACGGCGAAGCGTAGATATCTCAACCTGGGTATGTTCCAAAGGCTCTACTTCTCCAATTTGGAATAGTTCGCCCGGGACTAGGTTGTCATATAGGGCAATGAAGGGCTTCTGCTTTTTGTTCTCGTCTAACCCAAATGGGTTCTCTTCGTCGCGTAGTTGGACGCGATGATCGGCTGTGGTAATCACGCGGTCATCTTCCCAATACTCATAAATGGTAATCATTGGATCTGCTGGATCTCCTCGATCATCAAATCCTCTCCCTGCGGCTAAGGCTTTCTTAGCTCCGGGGGTGTCTTCGTCAGAAGAAGGCATAAGGTCTTCTTCGTCAAATTCGTCGTAGACTCCCTGATCCCTTAAGGCAAGTATGTCTGATTTTCTCTTTCGAGTTCTGTGAATCACGTATTTAGCTGTGCCAAAAGGATCTGGAAATTGAGCCTGCGGATCAAAGAAGAGGTCTAGGATATCAACATTTTGAATGTCTAAATGGTCCTCAACAATCTCTTCTTCTGTAACCTCGACTTCTTGGGTTTCAATCAATTCCTGCATCTCTGGGGGTAATGTTGAAAGTTCTTCTTCTTCCAATGGATTCCCGTCAATGGATGGCATGACCTTGGTTGATTTCTTCTCTTTGGTGACCTTCTTCCAGCCTACCTTCAAATAGGACTGTCCATAAATAAGCGTATTCTTGAGCCAAGACTGGATCTTCTCAAAGAAGAAGTCTCGATCAGAATAATAGTCAAATAGCAAATCTATGTTCTTAAGTTGTTGCGACCCTTCGGACATAGCGGGTGCGTACCGCCATCGGGCCTGAATTACGGGAGTTACGGAGAAAACAACACTCAGTAAGCGAGGGAGAATGGTTTCTACGGCTTTGTAGCAAACAGGAACGACATACTGGGAACGAGTCACCACTCGGTATACATCGTTCTTTCGCTCAGAGCGATACAGAGAGTAGAAGCGGCTATACTGATCCATTTGCTCGGCCATGAACTCTTCGGAGCGAGTAAAGGCCTCTCGAACCTTCTCAATCGAAGCCATGTCGCGAGCTTCAGCCTTTTTGGGCTTCTTCTCCCTGTTCTTTTTCACTATTTCCCCATAGCCTTATCGTAAATCTTTTTCTTCTTGGCTGCCTTGATGTCTTTAATTCTAGCTGCCTTCTTTTTGGCTGAGACCGCGTCTGCGGCTCTCTCCTTGGCTGTTCCGTACTTAAGTGCTTTTAATGCTCGTCGTGCTGATTCCATATTATTTCTTTCCGATTCCTCGTCTAATTGCACCAGTTCTTGATGCGTTCATCTTGGAGGCCATAGATCCGCTGGAGCTACCGCCGATTCTTTGTGGAGCTGCCTTTGCGGCCCAAGATCCAACTTTTTTAGCAGGGGATTTAGACCCGATTGCCTTGCCTGTTAATCCTCCCTGTAATGAACCCAGGGATCCTTTGAACTTACTGAAGTCTGCTGGGGGTCTCCTCGATGGAACTCCTATGGACCCACCTGCACTAACTCGAACAGGTCTCTTCGTGGGTGATTTAGGCAGGGAAGAACTTGTTCTCGTGGCTCCGGGCTTTCTGGTGGGTGCTTTCTTTCGGCCCTTGGTGAAAAAACCTCCCATGGCTTTCCCCATTGGGGATGCTTTCTTTTTAGCAGATGCTTTCTTTTTGATTGCTGCGCCCATTGCGCCCATTCCGTATGGCATGACTCTCCTTATATAAAATTGATACTGAAACCCTATATTAGGATAGGATACCTCGCACTACATTGCAATACATTAATCAATGGGTACTCCCTTGTGCGTGTAGAGAACTCTCCCATTATCAACCACCGTTCTCTTACACGCCTCACAGGTGTCACACTCATCAATAAAGAAGATGTCTCCTATCTTGTAAGGAATTCGTTTCCAGTGTCCTTTACACCATGGACAATGCGTTATTTTGCTAATCATCATATTGGATACCCGCTAATTGGATCTAATCGTTCTTTCTCGTAAAATCGTTTGGGTTTGCGCCGAGGTGAAGGAGGATAGATTAAATCAATCTGCATACTTAACGCATCGGCTAAATCGTCATGTTTCGCTCGGGGAAAGGATTCCAACTCTTGTTCTAGGTCTTTAATGCCTCGACCGTCCGTTATGTGCAAAATCTGTCCCGAAGCGTATCGAGGTCCCAAGCGTTCAATGCGAGCGTTCTTATTGAACATCCCGGCATTCTTAGAATATACCTGTAATTCCTTCACACGAAAGAATATCTGCCGCCGACGCATTTCGTCCAACATCGGCATCCGTAACGACTTGGCCCAGTCAATCTTCTGAATTCCCACTCCATCGGGTTGATAGGTTTCAACCAAATCAAACCAGGTATCAATCAGCTCTTTCATGCTCATGCGACGCTTGACGCAATCAACCACAATCAGGTTCTTATCCACATCCGTCATGGTCACTACAAAGGCGGTAAAGTCGCTCGACGCAGATTGAGTGTAGGCAGGGTCTACCGTCAGAAATGTCTTGAAGTCCTCATTCTCACGACGTTCAAATAGCTCGTCCACGGTGAGGTAGTTGAAATAAGCCCTTTGAAAGACCGCGTTCTCAATATCAATAATTTGGTTATAATACTCTCGAAAAAAAATATCGAGCTGACCCTTCTCCTGATATTGGGCCTTGATCTCCATTAAGTCCTCAAAACTATAATGGTCTGGCCAAAGTGGACACCCGTCCGTTTCACACGTATAGACCTTCGAACACCACCCGCGAGAATTTAAGAGTTCCGCCAATAACGAATCCTCGTGTAAGATAGTTCCAATCACCACCAACTTTCCACCTTTACGCAAAGCAGGTTTCAATGCCGCAGAAAACCACCTCTTTAACTTATCCCGCTGCTCGGAAGTCTCCACATGGGTATCATTCTCCAAATCATCGCACACAACTAGACCGGGGCGACTATGTCGATATTTCAGACCCCGAATCCGCTGACCTGAACCACGCACTTGAACTCGTACTGCATTTGATGTCTCAATTGCCTCCGCTCCCCACACTTTACCAACAAGATCTCCATACACTGCCCTTAATAGATCGTTTGACTCAAGTTCTGCTTTCACAGCATCTAAATTCATCTTACTCTGATCCTCCGAATCAGAAATAATCAAAATGTAATTCTCCAACTTATAAACTACACACCATAAAACAAATACCAACGATACCAACGTACTCTTCGCATGTCCCCGAGGTGCCGCAATCGCTAATCGCTCGAATTTAGATATCCGCTTCCCACGCGGCTTTGCGAGGCTCTCCTTTACCCGGGTAGCTAAAGTTCCCCCCTTGATATCATTAGACTTATGCTCCGAAACACGGGGTTTAGACTCCTCCTCATTAGGGGTGGGGGAACTATGGTTACCATGAATAACTTCTTCAACAATATCAGACACTTCAGTTACAGAGCTAATTTGGTTCGAAAATTGTGTGGGGGGTTGAACACGACCAACATCACCAACACGGACATGCCCACCCCCTTCTCCATGAGCCAATTGTCTTTCACATCCGGCTCTCTCCCTGTCTATATCCATATGGGAATCGGCTAGTGTCCCATCCTGTAGGGCTTGAGCCATATTATTGACTGTATCCATATCAGGTGGTTGGGGGGTAGGTGGCTGACTTGGGGTGAGGGTTTGATGACCGGGAGTGATACTTATAGTGTTCTCTGCATTAGGAGGGGAATCCACGATAACAGGTTTGGTTTCTCCTTTCCCGCGGCCCTTGACTAGTTCGTGTAGTAATTCAAACAGCTCCTTATGAAAGTCTGCAAACGCTTCGTTGCAATGCTCCGGAAGGAAAAGCGAAGCAAAGAGGGGAATTGATTCAAGGCAATCCTGGAATATTTCCTCATGGTTTTGATCTCTCCCCTTCGGCGACTTTTGTGGATCCACTGGCCTCCCAGTTCGTAAAGCTTCCTGGATATCAGAAGGGAGGAATCTCCCCTTACTATCACGGAATAGGCTTGTTTTTGTTAGCTTTGGCATAGCGGAACGTCGGTGCGTTATCTTTACTGTAAACTATTTATTTAACTCTTGAAAGTAGGGTTTCTCTCTACTTTCCGGCGGCTTTTAATTATCTTTAATGCAATGCATTTTATTATCGTGATATCACATTATATTGTAGACAGGCTGAAACCCTTTATGCTACTCTCTGAGAGTGGTTAGACAAATAACAAAGGGAGACCTTCTCATGGATATTAAGCTTTTTTCCAATATTTTGGACGCCTCTAACGCCGCTTCCGCTCTTTGCGCCCTGTCCGAAGCCCCCGGACAATTTGACGCATCCGGGTACGATGCCGGGTTTGCTATTGCTATGTTCGACAAG